GTCTCCATTTTCACTAAGAACTAATTCTGGATTTTCTTGAACAATCTGTTGTTTTATATACATCTTTCCCATCAAATCACTCCACCAACTTCTAATTTGTCGAGCAACTGCCCTACATTTAGTTTATCATATTATACCACACCCCTAATCTCAAAGTCAAGAAAGGAGTTGATTTTCATGGGTATTTTCACAGGACTTTTCAAGTCCAGAGATAAGCCCAATAACAGTTATGACAGCCCGTCCTACACATATTTCTTCGGACGAGCCAACAGCGGTAAACGTGTCACCGACAGAACAGCCTTACAGCATATTGCGGTTTATGCCTGCGTGAGAGTGCTGTCGGAGGCAATCGCACAATTACCGCTTCATGTGTACAAATACAACGATAAAGGAAAAGAGCGAGTGCCAAATCACCCGCTTTACTTTTTGCTTCACGACCAGCCTAATCCTGAAATGACATCATTTGTATTCCGTGAAACACTGATGAGCCATCTGCTGATTTACGGCAATGCCTATGCACAGATTATCCGAAACGGCAGAGGTGATGTTATCGGACTGTATCCATTGATGCCCGACAAGATGAAAGTTGACCGTGACGATAAAAACCGCTTGATATATATTTACAGCCGTTACGATGAAGCCAATCCGAATATGAAAGAACAGGGCGACATAGTTCTCTATGCCGATGAAGTTCTGCATATCCCAGGACTTGGATTTGACGGACTGGTTGGTTATTCACCGATTGCACTTGCTAAAAATGCAATCGGTATTTCTATTGCCTGTGAGGAATACGGTGCGTCATTTTTCGGAAACGGAGCATCTCCAAGCGGTGTACTTGAACACCCTGGAGTAATCAAAAATCCTGAACGTGTCCGTGATGCATGGCAGAGAGCCTATTCTGGCTCTAATGCACATCGCACTTGCGTGCTCGAGGAGGGTATGAAGTACACACCAATTTCTATTCCGAATAATGAAGCACAATTTCTGGAAACACGTAAATTTCAGATTGAGGAGATTGCAAGGCTGTATCGTGTTCCGCTTCATATGATAGGTGACCTTGACCATGCTACATTTTCAAATGTTGAACACCTGTCACTTGATTTCGTGAAATACAGCCTTGACCCATGGATTGTTCGCTGGGAACAGGGACTACAAAAGGCTCTGCTTTCTGATTCGGAGAAAGGAAAGTATTTCATTAAATTTAATGTAGAAGGACTTCTTCGTGGTGATTATGCAAGCCGTATGCAAGGCTATGCAACAGCACGTCAGAACGGCTGGATGTCCGCTAATGATATTCGTGAATTGGAAAATATGAATATGATTCCTGCCGAAGAAGGCGGAGACCTTTACCTCTGTAACGGCAGCTTTACAAAACTTTCTGATGCAGGTGCGGCTTATGAACAGAAGGACGGTGAAAACAGCAATGAAACATCAGATAAGTGACCTTTATCAAATGCAGTCCTTGCCCCTTGATATTAAAATACGAATGACAAAAAATCGTATACGGGACTGGTATAATCATTACGGCGGTGATGTGTATTGCAGTTTCTCAGGCGGAAAGGATTCTGTAGTGCTGCGAGACATTATCAGCAAAACTCCAGGCGTATATGACATTCCGTCAGTCTTTTGTGATACCGGACTTGAATATCCCGAAATCAAAACCTTTGTGAAAAGCTGTGAAAATGTAACGATTATACGCCCGAAGATGACCTTTCGACAGGTTATTGAAAAATATGGCTATCCTGTCATTTCAAAAGAGGTGGCAAGACGTGTGCAGTATGCGAAGAAAGCAATTGCTGAAGGACGTGAGGATTCACATGGAGATTACAAAAAGCTGTGCGGTCTTGCAGTTGATAAGAATGGTCAGAAAAGTCAGTATAACTGTGAAAAATGGAAGTACCTGCTTGACGCACCCTTTAACTGTTCTTCCGAATGCTGCACTGTTATGAAGAAAAATCCCATGAAACAGTATGAAAAAGAAACAGGCAGAGTTCCTATTGTGGCAACAATGGCATCTGAAAGCCGTCTGCGAAAAGAACAGTGGCTGATTCATGGCTGCAATGCTTTTGATTCAAAAAGACCACGCTCACAGCCTATGTCATTCTGGATAGAACAAGACGTTCTGCAATACATTTACACTTACAAAATCCCATACGCCAAAGAGGTGTATGGTGATATTTACATAGATGAAAAGGGCAGATACAAAACCACAGGCGCAGACCGCACAGGCTGCGTTTTTTGTATGTTCGGCTGTCATCTTGAAAAAGAGCCGAACCGTTTTCAGAAACTGGCGGCAACCCACCCTAAACTGTATAACTATTGTATAGGCGGAGGAACAGATGAAAGCGGCGTGTGGCTGCCGGATAAAAAAGGTCTGGGACTTGGAAAGATTCTGGACTATATTGGCGTAAATTACAAAAAGGAGGAAACCCAAAATGGAGAAATTCTGGAACTGGATAAAGAATGAGGACACAGGAGAAACGGAACTTTACTTTGAAGGTCCTATCTCTGACAGTACCTGGTACGGAGACGAGATCACGCCGGGACTATTTAAAGATGAATTAAGCAAGCACCCCGGAAATCTGACAGTATGGCTCTGCTCACCAGGCGGCGATGTGTTCGCAGCAAGTCAGATTTATACAATGCTCAGAAATCACAAAGGTAGAATTACTGTAAAAATTGACAGTCTTGCAGCGTCTGCAGCATCAGTTGTTGCTATGGCAGGTGATGAAACACTGATTTCACCTACTGGCATGATTATGTGCCACGATCCATCTTGTATTGCATCAGGAAATAAGGCTGACATGGAAAAGGCAATTGAACTTCTGGAAGAAGTCAAGGAATCCATTATCAATGCCTATGAAGAGAAAACGCATCTCAGTCGTGCTAAAATTGCAAAAATGATGACGGAAGAAACATGGCTCAATGCGAAAAAGGCACTTCAGCTTGGGTTTGTTGACGGTATTCTTTTTACAGACAAGAAAGATAAACCACAGGCTGAACCCGATGAGGAGGAAGAAAACGATGAGCCATTGAAAACAGAACCTACAGAAGAACCAGATGAAAATGAGGAAGAACAGAAACCGGACAAGCAAAGAAAAACTCCCGATTCTATGATTTATTCTCCCTCAAAAACAACTGCATCACTGATGCAGAAAATATCCGCATCTGCACCGAAAGGTGTTCCCATAAATCAGCTGGACAAACGTCTGGCATTACTGAAATAACAAGGAGGAATTTACTATGACTATTAAAGAACTGAGAGAAAAAAGAGCTAAGGCTTGGGATGATGCAAGAGATTTTCTTGACTCCAAGCGAAACGACAGCGGTCTGCTTTCCGAAGAGGACAGCAAGACTTATGATGATATGGAACAGCAGATTGTGGCTTACGGAAAGGAAATTGACCGTCTTGAACGGCAGGAAAAGCTTGCCCGTGAAATGAATGCTGCAACGTCTGTACCTCTTGTATCTGCTCCCGGCGCACATACAGAACAGTCGGAAAAAACAGGTATTGCATCGGACAGCTACAGCAAGGCTTTCTGGAATAATATCCGCAACCGCAATTATATCGATGTTCGTAATGATTTACAGATCGGCACTGACTCCGAGGGCGGTTATCTCTGTCCGGACGAGTTTGTGCGCCTGTAAAAGGCGATGTTTACAGTAGATTAGGCTCTACACCGCACAGCAGAGCGGTTGTCAATCTGCCTAACCGATGACAGGAAACTGGACACGGGAACACAGCACGGCAGAAACGCAGGAAACGTCAAAAGGATATGAGGCGAGTAGTACCTGCAATGACAAGATAACATAAGGATAAGGCTGGATTGCCAAAGCAAAGGTTAGCTCCTTTTTCGTGGGAGGGTGTGGAAATTATCCTGAAACCACTCTCATGACCCCACCATAATATTGAATTCGTTATGGTGTCTGCTATAGGTCATGAAGCAAGCGTGAGAACACGTGAGATAAACCGAAATGATATCCGACAGTTATCACTTGCCTATAAGCATCGTTAAACAGGGATTGCCTAAGTGGAAATGCCGAAAGGCTATGTCTATTCGAGACTGAATATTCCATATGGCAACGGAGCTTCCGTAGTAGTCCGAGGTGGATAACGCCCACTACATGGCGAAGGGAAGCAGTTTGTTAATTCCAAAGTAAGAAGATGAAAGGGAGGAGAATCCTCATGAATCCAACATCGGAGATTTTGGAGCGTGTCAATAAAAGTTCCTCGGAACATCACGACGGAGTCTTTACAAGACTCTTTCGCTACCTTCTGAGAGAGGACATTTATTTTGCAGCTTACCAGAAATTATATGCAAACAGTGGAGCAATGACTCCCGGAAGTGACAACGACACTGCTGACGGTTTTAGTGCTGAATATGTGCATGAACTGATTGAAGAATTGAGGTCAGGAAAGTACAAACCGAAGCCTGTGCGCAGAGAATATATCAAGAAACAGAACGGAAAAATGCGCCCACTGGGTATTCCGTCATTTCGAGATAAACTTCTGCAAGAGGCGGTTAGAATGTTTCTGGAAGCAATCTATGAACCGTTATTTTATGACCAGTCACATGGTTTCAGACCGGAGAGAAGTTGTCATACAGCTCTCGACCAGATAAAGACAAATTTTCGTTCTGTAAAATGGTTCATAGAAGGCGACATCAAGGGTTGCTTTGACAATATAGACCACGCAGTGCTTATTAAAACGTTAGAAGTCAAAATCAAGGACAGCAGATTTATCAATATTATCAGAGCTTTCCTGAAAGCAGGTTATGTGGAAGATTTTCAATATCATACCACAATCTCCGGTACACCACAGGGCGGAATCATTTCCCCTATTCTGGCAAATATATACCTGCATGAGCTTGACCGGAAAGTCATGAAACTCAAGGAAAAGTTCGATAAGCAGTCTACACGACACCAGACACCGGAATATCTTCATTTAGCGAAAAGAAGGCAGACACTTCAAAAGAAGATTGACAGGGTAAAAGGTGAGGAACGTGAGCTTGCAATCAAGGAATATAAAGCGGTGTGCAATCAAAAATTGAAAACGCCCGCAAGAATGTCCGACGATAAAAAGCTTGTATACTGCCGATATGCTGATGATTTTCTAATTGGAATCAGCGGAAGCAGAGAAGACTGTGAAGAAATTAAAGAGATTCTGAGAGAATTTCTATCAACGCAGTACCATTTAGAGTTGAGTGCTGAGAAAACAAAGATCACACACAGTGCTGAACGAGTACGTTTCCTTGGTTATGACGTTGCGGTACGCCGAAGCCAGAAGATAAAGAAAAAGGCAAACGGTGTTAAACAAAGAACGCTGAATAACTCTGTAGAATTAACTGTACCTCTCGAAGATAAGATCATGCAGTTCCTGTTCAAAAACGACATCATAGAACAAAAACCAAACGGAGAAATCTGGGCGGTTTGCGTTCCAAGATTAAGACATCTTTCGGAAGTGGATATTGTGAACAGGTATAATGCACAAATCCGTGGCATTTGCAATTATTACTGCTTAGCAGCGAATTATGATAAGCTGAATTATTTCCGTTATCTTATGGAATATAGCTGTCTAAAGACGCTTGCAAGCAAAAGCAACAGCACAACGAGAAAAATCATCCAAAAATATCGTCATGATGGCAAATGGGCTATTCCCCATGAAGTTAAAGGCGGTATCAAATATGCAAAGCTTGTCTCGTTAGCTGACTGCAAAGCCGGTAAGTTGATGTCCGATAAAGACCCATGGCAATACAAATCCTTTGACCCGAAAAAGCTGTCACAATATGTGCGGTTAAGCGCAGGGGTATGTGAGCTGTGTGGTGATAATAGTGATTCCTGCTGTATTTATCATGCAGGTAAAATGAAGAATCTGAAAAGCACTACGGAATGGGGCAAGAAAATGCTTCACATGAGACGTAAAACGTTGATTGTTTGCCCGAAATGCTTCAAAAAGATTCACAGGGAACAAAATAAATGACATGTCAATAATGAATGGAAAGCCGTGTACATCGAGAGGTGTAAGCACGGTTTGGGAGGGGCTTTGTGCAAACCTGTCATCGAAAGATGATAAGGCGGCACACTGCTACCTCACGAAAAGAAGCTCATTTCTGCACTGGAAGAAGAAAACGTATTCCGTCCTCTTGCTACCAAAATCCAGACATCCAGCGGTGACAGAAAGATTCCTGTAATCACGCAGAAGGGTGAGGCATCGTGGATGGAGGAAGAAGAGGCATATTCTCTCTCCGACGATGCCTTTGGTCAGATCGCACTTTCCGCTTACAAGGTAGGTACAGCAATCAAGATCTCGGAAGAACTCCTCAACGACAGCGTTTTTGATCTGCCATCCTATATTGCAAAAGAATTTGCAAGAAGAATCGGTTCTAAGGAAGAAGAAGCGTTTCTGATTGGCGACGGTAAAGGTAAGCCGACCGGTATTTTTGCTTCTGTCGGCGGTGCGGAAGATGGTGCAACGACCTCTACTGCAAACATTTCTTTTGACGATATGATCGAACTTTTCTACTCTGTCAAGTCGCCTTACCGAAAGAAAGCAGTATGGGTGCTGAATGAACAGACAGTAAAGGTACTCCGCAAATTGAAGGACAACACAGGAAACTATATCTGGCAGCCCGCCGTCAGCAGCGGACTTCCTGATACCATTCTCAATCGTCCATATGTGACTTCTGTATATGCTCCTGTTTCTGCGGCAGGTGCAAAGCCGATCGCATTTGGTGACCTCTCCTATTATTGGATCGCCGACCGTCAGGGCAGAAGCCTGAAACGTTTGAATGAACTCTTTGCCATGAACGGACAGGTCGGTTTCCTTGCCTCTCAGCGTGTAGACGGCAAGCTCATTCTTCCGGAAGCCGTCAAGACACTTACCATCAAAAAGGCGTGATATTATGATCACGCTGAAAGAGGCAAAAAACTATCTCAGGGTAGATTACGAAGAAGATGATAAACTGATTCAGAATCTTCTTTTTACGGCAAAGAATCTGGTTATGGACGTTGGCAGAATGGACGAATCGGAACTTGCTGAAAATGAAGATACCGTGCGGACAGCAATGCTTTTCGCACTGGGGTATCTTTATGAAAACAGAAGTTCTCCGGATTATCAGAAACTGACCCTAAATCTTCGTTCAATTTTGTTTGCACAGAGAGAGGGTGTGATGTAATGGAAATTGGAAACCTGAATCAGAGAATCACAATACTTGAACATCGAACGGTTGTTGATGAGATCGGCAACCATACTACAAAATGGGAAGAAATATTCTCCCTATGGGCAAAGGTAACTGTAAAGACGGCAACGGAAACCACGGATGCAGGGATAACCAAAGAGGTGCAAAAACTGGAGTTTCTGGTTCGACAGAGTCCTGCATCGCTGAACATCAACAGCACCAATTTTCGCATTCTTTTCCGAAACAGCATCTACAACATCACAGGACTGATTCCGCTTTACGACCACAACAATTATCTGAAAATTGAAAGTGAAATCAGAAAGGCGGGTGTTTCTGATGACTTCCGTTGATAATCTTGCAGCCGAAATTATGAAGGGGCTGACAGAATATGCAGACCTTGCAGAAGAAGGCATGAAAAAGGCGGTGAAAAAGACTGCAAAATCTGTAAAAAACGAGATCTCCGCCAATGCTCCAAAGCGAACAGGTGCATATTCTAAAAGCTGGTCGGCAAAGAAAACCAAGGAAAACAGCCATTCTCTCGAAATGACTGTGCATTCTAAAAACAGGTATCAGCTGGCACATTTGTTGGAAAAGGGATATGCCAAGCGTGGCGGAGGTCGTGTATCTGGAAAACCGCATATTGCTCCTGCAGAAGAAAACGGTGTGCAGTTGTTAGAACATTTGATCGTGGAGGCGTTGTCATGACTTACGAACAAATCAATGAGATGATGCAGGAGATGGGGCTGCCTTTCGCCTACCATCATTTTGCCGAAGGCGAAAGTCCTGAACCGCCTTTTCTGCTGTTTTTATCCCCCGGAGAAAATACATTTTCGGCGGATAACTCCATGTATTTCAGCTTTAAAATGCTGGATATTGAACTCTATACAGATGTGAAGAATCCTGAACTGGAAAAGCAAGTTGAACAGGTTCTGAAACGTCACAAAATCTATTACACAAAATCAGAAGTATGGATAGAGTCAGAAAAACTCTACGAAGTGCTTTACGAAACGGAGGTATAACCTATGGCAACGAACAAGAAGAACAAGGTTAAATTCGGTTTGCAGAACGTCTACTGGGCAAAAATCAATGAATGGGGCGAAGACCCTGACGGCAACAAAACTGTTCCTGCATATGGTCCGTCAAAGCACCTCCCCGGTGCAGTGTCGCTTTCTATTGACGCAAATGGTGAGAGTGAAAATTTTTATGCGGATAACGGTGTTTACTATGTCATCAACAACAATGCAGGATATACAGGTGACCTGGAAATTGCCCTCATCACCACAGAATTTGCAACTGAAATTCTGGGTGAAATCCTTGATAACAACGGCGTTCTGGTGGAAAAGAACGACACAGAACTTGCCCAGTTTGCACTGATGTTTGAGTTCTTAGGCGATAAGCACCATATCCGTCATGTGATGTATTGCTGCAGTGCTTCCCGTCCTGCAACAGAATCTGCAACAACGGAGGAAAGCACGGAAGTCAAGACGGAAAAGCTGTCGCTGAAAGCTACCCCTTTGCCGACAGGTCTTGTAAAGTCCAAGACAACGGAAAGCACCACAGAAGCGGTTTACAACAACTGGTTCAAGATGCCGTATAATCCTGATACGGTCCTGAAATCTTCCGCCAAAACATCTTAAGGAGGTACAGCATGGCTATTAAAAAGAATATTACAATCGATGGTATTGAAGTTCCTTTCAAGGCAAGTGCGGCAGTTCCAAGGCTGTATCGTCTGAAATTCAGACGTGATATTTACAAGGACTTTTCAGCCCTGAAAACGGAGGTCACCGAGGGCGATGAAAGCAAAAGTGAGATTGGCATTGAAAGCCTTGAAGTGTTTGAAAATATCGCATACATTATGGCAAAACACGCTGATCCGGAGAATGTTCCTGATAACCCTGACGACTTTCTGGAACAGTTCAACACATTCAGCATCTATGAGATTCTTCCGCAGCTGATCGAATTGTGGGGACTGAACACAGCGACACAGGTTGCGTCTAAAAAAAACATCGCCAAACTGACCGCCCGATGACCACTCCTTTATTTCTCCTGAGATGCAAACAGCTCGGTCTTTCGATGACCGAGCTGGATCTGCTGACGATAGGACTTATCAATGATATGTTTACCGAACGGGAAAATGATGATTATACAGGGTGGAATGAGGTTGCCGGACAGGCGGATTTTGATGCGTTTTAAGTCTTTACTTTTTTGACAAAATATGATATAATATGCTGTGTACAAAACTATGGCAATAAGGAGTGAAATTCTATAGCTACATATCATATTATTATCAATAAAAAAGTTGAAAAATGCTTTAGTGAAAAAGAAATTACTTGTGCAACAGGTCAAGGACAACCTCGCCCTTTTTCGTTTAAGATTCAAAAAAATGCAATAGAAATTGTGTATGAAATGTCTAAGACGAAATCATTAGAGTATACAATAGAGAAATCTGTTGTTTTTCGTGAAGCACTTACAAAAGCTTATTTATATCATGCACTTTTATTAAATTCTGCACTTATAATAAATCAAATTACAATTCAAATTAATAAAAAAGAACACCAACCACTTAATAAAGAAAAAAATAACAATTTTCCATTCGTCTTTTCTTTACTTACAGAAGATAACTTACATTTGACAGAGGCGTTCAAAGTTCTTCCAGATTATATTATTGTTAATAGTATAAAGCACAATCAAAAAGAACTTCGGTTTGTATCATTAGCCTCATATTTGGTTGCTAAGAGTAAAACATATCAAATTGAGAGATTTAATTCATTATGGACTTCTATGAATGCTTTATATAATTATGTTGCGTTGTGCTATGAAAATCGAATTGTAAAAGATTGTAGGGAAATAACTCGCAATGATATTAGTTCCAATTTACGTATGTATGGGAAAGATACTAATGGTATAAGTGCCTTGATGTATCATATTAAAAATAATTGCCGTAAACCATCACGCAGCGATGAAAGTAATATAAAATCAAGTAATAAAGAGGCTTTCCAACAATTAGCATCATTGTTTCAGAGGCTTTCTGAAGATGAAGTATCTGAATTATGTGAACTTTGTTTATCCGATTTACAAGCTGACGGTATTGTTCATAGGTTGCCACCTAAATATAAGGCATTGGATGATGTATCTAAGCTATATAATTTTCCTTCATATGTATTTGTCATACTTCAATATGCTTACTCTCTTCGTTGTGAATTGTTTCATGGTAATAAAGCAGCTCCTATTTTTAGTTTTTACAATGACCGAAGTATTGGAGAACTAAAAGTTGTCAACTATTTCTTAGATTCTTACTTGAGCAATGAAATACCTCTTTTGTTTACTACTAATTATTACGACTCAATGCATAATGATGTTGTTGCTTTAATGAACATTATTGCAGCAACAAATAGCAATCCAAATCCATATACTACTTTTATAAAAAACAACAGCTAATATACACTAGGCACTTGCTGACAAGCAGGTGCTTTTTTATGCCCTTTTGCAGGAGGTGAAACCACAGTGGCAAACAGAATCAAGGGCATCACCGTTGAGATTGGCGGTGATACGACCAAGCTGTCCAAGGCTCTGGAAAGTGTCAATAAGAACATCAAAAACACTCAAATACAGCTAAAAGACGTAGAAAAACTCCTGAAGCTTGACCCGAAAAATACAGAATTACTCTCACAAAAACAGAAACTTCTTGCTGACAGTATTTCTGCCACAAAGGATAAACTTGCGACGCTGAAAACTGCCGCAGAACAGGCAAACACAGCTCTTGCAAATGGCGACATCTCACAACAGCAGTATGATGCCTTACAGCGTGAGATTGTCGAAACAGAAAACGAACTGAAAAGACTTGAAGCAGAAGCCAAAAATGCAAATTCTGAACTTGCTAAAATCGGTGAGGCAGGACAAGTTCTCCAAAATGCAGGCGATAAAATTTCAGGTGCAGGAGAAAAACTTCTGCCTGTTACCGCAGGGGTGACGGCTCTCGGAACCGCTGCTGTGAAAACCGCCTCCGACTTTGATTCTGCGATGTCAAAGGTTGCCGCTGTATCCGGTGCAACGGGTGATGATTTGCAGGCTTTGCGTGATAAAGCACGTGAAATGGGCAGCAAAACAAAATTTTCAGCAAGTGAAGCTGCCGAAGCGATGAACTATATGGCAATGGCAGGCTGGAAAACAAATGATATGCTGTCTGGTATTGACGGCATTATGAACCTTGCAGCAGCATCAGGCGAAGATCTTGCTACAACATCAGATATTGTTACAGATGCACTTACAGCATTCGGTCTGACAGCACAGGATAGCGGTCATTTTGCTGATGTGCTTGCGGCTGCAAGTTCTAACGCAAATACAAATGTATCTATGCTTGGTGAATCGTTCAAATACTGTGCTCCTATCGCAGGTGCATTGGGGTTTTCATGCGAAGATACAGCCGAGGCACTTGGCTTAATGGCAAATGCAGGTATCAAGTCTACACAGTCCGGCACTTCCATGCGTTCCATTATGACAGCACTTTCAGGCGACGTGAAGTTCTGTTCATCTGCTTTTGGAGAAATGGAAATTGCAACTACCAATTCAGACGGCTCTATGCGTAGCCTTTCTGACATTTTGGCTGACTGCCGTGTGGCATTCGATCAGATGTCAGAATCCGAAAAAGCAAGTGCTGCACAGTCGCTTGTAGGTAAAAATGCAATGTCAGGCTTTCTTGCTCTGATGAATGCTGCTCCTGCGGATATTGATAAATTATCAGGTGCAATTGCGAACTGTGACGGTACTTCCCTACAAATGGCGGAAACCATGCAGGACAATCTTGCAGGACAGCTTACCATTTTGAAATCACAGCTTGAAGAACTGGCTATCTCTTTTGGAGAAATTCTGATGCCTGTTATTCGTGACATCATCACCAAAATACAGGGATTTGTAGACAAATTGAATGCTCTTGACCCAGCAACAAAACAGACCATTATCAAAATTGGATTGATGGCTGCGGCTTTAGGTCCTCTTTTGATTGTTGTGGGCAAAACGATTTCTTCTATTGGAAGTATGATGACATTCATTTCAAAAATTCCAACAATGATCGCAGGTGCTAAGACTGCATTTTCAACGCTTGGGGCAGCGATTGGCGGTATTTCTGCTCCTGTGGTGGCTGTCGTTGCGATTATTGCAACGCTTGTCGCTGCCTTTGTGCATTTGTGGAACACCAATGAGAACTTCAAAAACAGCATTCTTTCTATTTGGGAACAGATAAAGTCTACCTTTGAACGTCTGACATCTGGAATCGTTGACCGAATCAATGCACTTGGATTTGATTTTCAGAATTTCTGTGAACTGCTGAAAGCGATGTGGAATGGATTATGCAGTGTGCTTGCACCTGTATTTGAGGGCGTATTTCAGCATATCTCGGATATTTTTACTTTTGTGACAGATACCATTCTGAGCGTGCTTGATGTATTTATCGGTTTGTTTTCGGGAAACTGGGAACAGTGCTGGAACGGTATCAAGGGCATTTTTACAGGCATCTGGGACTTTGTAGTCAACCAGTTCAGCAATATTCTGAACACGCTGAGAGGTGTAGCAGATGTATTTCTCGGTTGGTTCGGTACTTCCTGGAATGAAGTCTGGACAAGTATAAAAGACTTCTTCGTTGGAATCTGGGACAGCATTTGTTCTGCTTTTCAGGCTGTTGCTGACTTTTTCACAAATATCTGGAATGCAATCTCCACGTTTTTTACAACGATAGCGACTGCAGTCTATACCACAGCGGTCACGATTTTTACCTCTGTATACGACTTCTTCGCAGGAATTCTGACCAGTATTCACGACTTTTTTGCAATTATTTTCAACGCAATATGGACGGTTATTTCAACTGTCTGCACCACCATTTATGACACGATTTCAAGTATCTGGAATGCAATTTACAGCTTTATTTCTCCGCTTTTGGAAGCGTTCAAATATCTGTTTGAAACCATTTTTCAGGCGATCCACATTATCATCAGCAACGTGATGGATTGGATCTCGGAAAAGATACAGACCATCTGGAATGCGATTGTTGCCTTTCTTACGCCGTTGCTTGAGGGCATCAAAACGTTCTTTGAAACAATCTGGAACGCTATTTATACCACGATTTCAACGGTTTTAAGCACCATTTCAAGCGTGATTTCTACCGTTTGGACTGCAATTTCAGGTTTCATTTCCGGTGTGATGAACACGATTCATTCTATCATTTCAAGTGTATGGAACGCCATCAGCGGTGCAGTTTCAAGTATCGTCAATGGAATTAAAAGCACTGTATCTTCCGTCTGGAACAGCATTTCTTCCACGATATCGTCTGTGATGAACACCATTCATTCTACGGTGACAAGCATCTGGAACAATGTGAAATCTTCCATCAGTTCTGTTATCAGCGGCATTTACTCCACGATTAAAGATGGATTTGACAATGCGGTAAACTATGTCAAAGGTCTTGCATCAGATGCCTGGAACTGGGGACGGGATATTGTTTCCAACATCATTGATGGCTTGAGAAGTATGATCGACAGTCTTGCCGACAGCGTTTCCGGAATTGCCGATACGATTCGCAGTTATCTGCACTTTTCTGTTCCGGATGTAGGTCCGCTGACAGACTTTGAAAGCTGGATGCCTGACTTCATGAACGGCTTGGCAGACGGTATCAACAAAAGCAAAAAGGTTGTAGCAAAGGCAGTTTCGGGCGTTGCGGATACCATGAAACTTTCGCTCAATTCCGAGCAAAACTACAACCTTGACGGCATGACGGGGGCAATGATGAACGGCACTTCTGAAAATTCGGTGGTCAACAATTACTATCAAAACGACAACAGCCGCACAGTGAATCAGACCAACAACAGTCCGAAATCACTGTCACGGCTGGAGATTTACAGACAGACAAGGAATGCGGTTAAAGCGTAACTATTTATTTTTCGGATAAGTACATCCTTTTACATTTATCGGGAATCTGTTTTCTGCCGCAAATTTCACAAAAGCTTCAATTTCGGTATCCATTAACGCATAACCGCTGAATTTATCAAATAGCATGGATACAGACAGAACCTGGATTCCGTCCTCAGCATGAAAAAATGTAATGACTGCCTCACGACCATTCAAATAGACTTTATCGTCCTTAACCTCAAACTCTGCGTTTATTGTCTTAAATTGACTTTTTCGATATTCAGCAGATTTTTTACGGAGGATGATAAATATCGGTATAATCATCACAAAATTTGTTATCATCAGCAAAACAGTAGCCATAGCGATTGTTTGTGGAGCGTTGCAGACTATTGCCAATAAAACAAAATTGGAAATCAACCATATAAACACAGGGTTTAACATTTTCAGTATTTTTCTATCATCAATCTGACGTACTTGAAATTTGAATATATATTTTTTCTCATCATCTTCATCTTCTACTTAATATTCATCATAATAGTAATATTTTGCCACGTTTGAATTTTCATAACTGTCGGCGATATCTTTTGAAAGAGCTGTTAAGAATTCGTCGAATGTTAACGTTTTGTCAATTGGAATTGACATTTTATCTGCACTGTACTTCATAAATAAATCAAGTTCATCATCGTCATCGTCGTAATCTCTTCCTGTAGAGCAGAGCTCATCAATAGACAGTTTGTCATGGCTACATACTTCCTCCATGTAACGGAAAATTGCATCTGCATCGGCTGTATCGGGTAGAACGGCGTCTCTTATCAAGAGCAATGATTTTTCGCCCTGATTACGCTTACTAAAAACCAGAAAAACAACACCAAACAAAACACCCAAAAGCATAACGCCAAATGCACCGATAGTATCTATGCTGTATCCGTTCGCCTTGTCATAATCTTCTATTAGCATTAAAGATGATGTGTTGCTGAAAAATCCAATCAATGCGTATCCTATACCAACCATCCATATTCGTCTTTTATATTTATTTTGCAGGACAGCATATTTCACCAAGCTGATTGAAATTAATAGTATTGCAATAAAAATAAAATCCACTGTCATTAAACCAAAATCGAACTTTTCATCAAACAGCAGACTGCCTATCGGCAAAGCGAGGCACATCATCAAACTAAAAAGCCCCATGAGAATACCTATGACACTCAGAACAGCAGTTTTCATCTTGCTGTAACGCTTTTCTTTTTTATTGTTGTAGCCTTTTAGTTTTATGTATATATCGGACAATTGGTTTATTGAAATTTCCTTGTTATAAAGACCGGATAGCAAATTATATACATTATCGCAGTCCGGTGCTGTGAATGGATACTCATATCCTTCGTAAATAATAACTACATGAAACACTTTGCCGATTTCGTAAACCTTTACAGAATATTCTGATGCGTTGTATATAATCGAATTGGTGTCTGAAATATATTCGACTCCTGTCATGGAGCTTTGATGCAACCTGTTATATATATCGTATGTTGTTTTCATAATATCACCTGTTCCTCAAAAATGACAATGTCATTATACCACACAGCAACTGTAGAAGTCAACCAAGAAAGGAGTGATTTCCGATGTTCTACACTTTAATCCTCGAAAACGAAGCAGGTCAAAAAATCGACCTGTTCAAAACTGCAAACCGATATATGTTCTCCAAAATAAAAGGACTTGATCCGCCGACAGGAACAGTCAGCACTTCAAATTATGCAGGAATGAACGGCAGTTACCTCAACAATGCTTTCATCGAAAAGCGAAATGTAGTCATTCCCTTTGAAATGCGTGGCTTTGATGTGGAACTCCGCAGGCATGAACTTTACAGAGTGGTTAAGCCGTCACGATATATCAAAATTTACTACTCCAAAAAAAATACCTCTGTGTATGCAGAAGGCATCGTGGAAACCTGCGAGGTGGAGAACTTTGAAAAGCTGACCAATGGGCAGATCTCCATTCTCTGTCCCGATATTTACTGGTACTCCACTGAAACGCAGATTGCAGAATATTCCCGTGTCAAGGGTGCATTTCATTTTGTCTGTCCTGATAATGATGAGCCTTTTCCAATTGGTATCTACAATACGCAGGATATGATGACCATCAATAACAGCGGTGATGAGGTCGGATTCACTCTTGAAATCAGCGGTGGACCTGCGAAAAATCCGACTATTTACAACGCTCTGACGGACGAATATATGCAGATTTCAGGCGATATTCAAAAAGGCGACATCATCACGATCACCACGAAAACAGGCAACAAAACCGTTCTTCTGGAGCGTGAGGGCGTTGTGACCAACATCATCAACCGCCTTGTTTCCGGGTCAACCTGGCTGAATCTGAAAACGGGCGAAAACAAATTTTATGTGACGGCATCGGAGGGACTGAACCGCATCAAAGTCCGCCTGATACACCGCAATGCATACTTAGGGGTGTGAGAAATGCAGATTGAAATTTACAATATGACTGTCTTAAATGATAAACTGAATATTTCACTTGAAGCTGTCTGTGACAGCTTTTCTTCTCTTTTATGGGATATTGAATACTACAAATGTGGTGCTTTTGAAGTGTACATTGCTGCATCTCCTCGAAATATTGAGATTTTTCAGACTGGGAGAATTGTTGGCCGTGATGATGATAAGGAACATTTCGGACTGATTGAATCTGTAAAACTTGAAACTGATGCCGAAGATGGAGATTATCTCATCATCAAAGGCAGATTTCTGATGTGCTTACTTGAACGCAGAATCATCTATCCCACATTCAACTTTACAAAACTTGTTTCATATTCTCAGATTGCAATGAATGTGGTGCAGCATAATGCTTGTACATCGGGTATCAGAAAAATTCCGGGACTTGTTGTCGGCTGTTCGTCAGGTACTTGTTGGGATGCAAAAACAAAATTGCAGGTAAGCTATGATAATCTGATGGAATGGGTGTACACCATTTGTGAAAAAATCGGCGGAACTGCAAATATCAGACTTTCCAAAATAGATAATGAGCAGTATGAAATGATTTTTGAACTTTCGCAGGGTACTGACAGAAGTATTTTACAGGAAATCAATCCGCACATCATTTTCTCTGACAGATACAATAATCTGCTGTCTTTCACCTATTTTACGGATACTTCTGTTAAAAAGAATTACGCCTATGTTTTAGGAAAAGGCGAAGGTGAAAAACGCAAGAGAACCACATATTTTGAGGATTCAGAACCTTCTTCTCTCGACCGCTATGAGGTGTATGTTGATGCAAAGGAGATATCAGATGAAGAACAGGTTGACAATGAAACAAAACCATTATCTGAGGAAGAATATGCGGAACTTCTGAAAGAGAAAGGTAAACAAAATATTGTTCCTATAACAATGAAATCAGAATCACAGATTGCAGTACAGTCCACACAGTTTCAATACGGTGTGGACTATTTTGTTGGGGATTTTGTTACAGTTGAACACCACAGGTTTGGAATCAGACAGAATAAAATACAGCTTGTCGGAATGATTGAGAGTTTTGACCGCAACGGCAGAAATTTAACACCGACATTCAAGGAGGAATGATTTATGGCATTTTCATTCGGATTTTTCAATTCAAAGAATCTTGACAGAATGTATACTGCGGAGAATTTCAATGACTATCTCGGCAGTATTATCTGTGACGGGATTCAGGACAATTTCGGGCAGTGTTTCAAGCTGTCTGCAAGCAAATTGAAACTGACAATCGGCAGCGGAAAGGCTTGGATTCAGGGGCATTACTTTATTTCTGATACTGCATATACCTATGACTTATCCCGCTATGTAGACGAATCCCTGCCGAGATATATGGCGGTTGGAATTTGTTGCAACACTTCTGAAAACGCCCGTAATGTCAGCTTTGAAATTCTCGCCGGAACACCTGCTACAAATCCTGCAATACCGAGATTTCAGAACACAGATTACAAGAAATATCTCACCCTTTGCATCATCAGACTTGATGCAGGCACATCGGAACTCAGCATTACAGATTATCGTGAAAATTCAAACTATTGCGGATATGTTCGCTGTATTCTCGGCAAATGCAAAGTCACAGATATGCTTTCACAGCTTTCTGAAATTCAGACGCAGATAAAAGATTACAACATCACAGTCGGTCAACTGACAACAAAGATAAACGAATTAACGTTGAAAATTGACGAGATGACAGGCGATGTGGTTTCTATCGGAAAATGCGGTCAAAGCGTGGATTTTGTACTTTATTCAGACGGCAGACTGCTCCTCAAAGGTACTGGGGCAACATTCGATTATTCTACTGACGGCAATCCGTCACCATTGCAAAATAATGCAAATATCAAGTCGGTTATTGTTTCAGAGGGTGTGACCGGCATTGGAGAACGGCTTTTTCAGTATTGTGATAACTTAAAAACAGTATCACTTCCGACAACGCTTACAGCAATCAAAAAAGCTGCATTTCTGCCGCATATTGACGGTTACATTTATCATCAGACTCTAAATGGTTTGACAGAATTGAAGATTCCGGAACGTGTTACGGAACTTGGCATGAATGCATTTGCAGGAACGGCAATAAAATCTGTAACTGTTCCATCCTCTGTTACAACTATTGGTGCAATGGCGTTCAGCGAGTGTCAGTATCTTGAAACTGTGAGATATGGCGGCAAAGTCATTAGTGACAGAATGTTTGTACGATGCACAAAACTGAAAAACCTCACGCTTACCCGAAATGTCAAGGAAATTGTGGGCGGCTGTTTCAACTACTGTGAATCTTTGAATACGATTACTTATGAAGGTTCTCTTACCGACTGGAACGCTGTGAAGAAAAATACAAACTGGGACAGCCGTGCAGTTGATATCGAATCTCCGCTTAAAAAAATCCAATGTCTTGACGGATATATGGAATATGTTGCAAACACAAAAACTTGGAAAGAAGTGAAGTCATGATAAAATTTCTTGTAAAAGGACAGAACATCGAAACTTTGGAGCATGAAGTCATTGCTGCTGACCAGATCGCTTTTGTAAAGATACATTTTGTGTTCGATAATAACTGGAAACCACTGCATAAGGTGGTGCAGTTCACGCAGGACGAAATAACCTATAACAGGGTTCTCGGAACAGAAAATACAAGTTGTTTTTTGCCTGCTGAACTAACTGCAGGGACTGTGAAAATGTCATTGTTTGGTTATGATGCAGAAGCAACTAAAACAGTCAGAGCAACAACGATTGTAAAAACTTTGCACATCAGACAATCGGGATTTGAGGGCGAAAACAGTAATGTTCCGCCTACTCCTGATTTATATCAGCAGCTTTTGCAGAAGATACAGTCTGCATCTAAAGGAACTGACGGCAAATCAGCATTTGAAATTGCTGTAGAACATGGATTTGTTGGAACAGAGGCTGAATGGCTTGAAAGCCTGAAAGGTGTTGATGGCAAGGATGGAGTAAATGGCAAAGACGGATGTGACGGTAGAAATGGCGTTGATGGTTTACCGGGTAAAGATGGAAAGGATGGTGCAGACGGAGTCCCCGGTCATAATGGTGCCGATGGGAAGAATGGGGGTGACGGAATCAATGGTTCTGATGGAAAATCCGCCTATATTATTGCCGTAGAACATGGTTTCACAGGTACAGAAACTGAATGGCTGCAAAGCCTGAAAGGTGCTGACGGCAGGGACGGCATTATTCCTGATATGTCAAACTATGCAACAAAAGCTGATATTGCAGAATTACAGGAGCAAATCAGGCAAATATCCGGTATCAGCTATATCTCTGTATTTGAAAGCGGTTCTGATGCCTTGCAGAAATACGGTGACAGCATCTACACTTATTACAACGATGGCTACCGTTCTCTTGCTGGATTTGCAGAAAGTTATCCTCACTTTTGTTCTGCTGAAAACAACTATGCTCTGTATTTCAATCAGAACGATTTCAGCTGGGCAGGAACTGTGTTTGTGATGTTTCTGACACCTGTTGCAATTACTTCAAAAATGAAACTGATTTTAAGCTATCTGGTCGGTGCATCACAGGACACTGAATTTTATCTTGTAAAAAAGACAGATAAAACAGGCTCTGAACTTGCTCAGTATATTTACGAGGAAATCAAATCAGAAAATGCTTCGAAATTATCATTCAAATGGCTTTATTCCGATACTTTCATTTCTGTGATGCAGTCGTTGGAAAACGTATTGGATGGAGAATACTACCTTGCTTTCAAAGGCACATCGGATAATTCACATCCGATGGTGAAGTCTATTAAATTTATGAAGGAGTGATTTTATGAAAGATACCATTTGCCTGATTGCAGGCATTGTCGGCGGATTTATCGCAACGCTTCTCGGTGGCTGGGATTCTGCTCTTGCAACTCTTATAGTATTCATGGGCATTGATTTTGTGACAGGTATCGTGACTGCGGCAATGGGCAAATCCAAACACAGCGAAAGCGGCACACTCAACAGCACAGCAGGCTGGGTTGGTCTTGCGAAAAAGTTTTGTATTCTGCTTATGGTAGTGGTCGGCGTGAGAATCGATATTCTCATTGGCACAAACTACATCAGAGATGCAGTCTGCATCAGCTTTTGCCTGAACGAACTGCTTTCCATTATCGAGAATACAACACTTATGGGAATCCCTTTCCCGCCTGCATTCAAAAAAGCAATTGATGTTCTGCAAACCAAGGTAGGCAGAACCGAAGATGAAAAGGAGGACAAATAAATGGCTATTTTAAGACCTGATACATCAACTACTCTGAACGGAGTGAAAATCAACGAGTATTTACTCACAAAACATAACCCCAATAGAATCGATATGCCCTCTGTTTCAATGGAGGGCAAAGTTATCGGCGTAACAGTCCACAATACCGACTGGATTTCTGTGGCAAGCGGAACAACCCCTGCGGAGCAGTATACAAGAGCAACCGTCAATGGAAATATGAAAGATGTCAGAGTGCATTATTACGTTGACAATACTTGTGCATGGCAGAATCTGCCTCTATCCTTAAGTGGCTGGCACGCCGCTGACGGAAGCGGTAACGGCAATCGCAGAACAATTGCGATCGAGTGCATTATGTCATCTGCGTATAACGACAGAGATAAGAAATCCGAGGACAACTGTGCAAGACTTGCCGCAGCACTTCTAAAGAAATACAATCTTGACATCAATCACCTTTATACCCACACGCATTGGTTAAATGTCCGTGACGGAAAGTCCGGCAGCGTAGACTACCTTAATACTGCAAGAAATCCCTACAAGATGTGTCCCGCATACATTCTGCCTCATTGGGCAGCTTTCAAAGCTAAGGTGCAGTCTTATCTCAATTCGGGTTCTACACCGACAACCCCTGCACCTGCAAAACAGCTTTATCGAGTAAGAAAGTCATGGACTGATGCTAAGTCGCAGATTGGTGCTTTCTCTTCTCTTGAAAACGCAAAGAAAGCCTGCAAGGCGGGATATGCTGTTTTTGACAGTAATGGCAAGCAGGTGTATCCTGCAAAGAAGTCCGTTGATGAGGTTGCCCGTGAAGTCATTCAGGGTAAATGGGGTAATGGTGCGGAACGTAAGAAACGTCTTACCGAGGCAGGTTATGACTACAATGAAGTGCAGAAGTGTGTCAATGCTCTCATGAAATAAAATATCTCTTGATTCAAAGAAAGCCATTGTATCCTTGACGAATTGTCCCGGATGCAATGGCTTTTTTATTTTTCACAAAAGGGTACGAATTTAACACATTTATTTAGACTATATGGTTGAGGTGAAATGATCATGAATATCAGACAAAAAGCTCAGATAGAAACAATGAAAAAGCAAGGCTGTACAATCCGGAAAATCAGTACTGAATTAAACGTTCCTGTCGGAACAATCAAATCGTACTTATCACGCAGGAAATCTTTTCGACAATGTGAATGCTGTGGAAAATCACTTTCCAATGCAAGTGCTCATATAAAACGTTTTTGCAGTGACAAATGCCGCATGAAATGGTGGCGTGAAAACAAAGAAGTTTCACTGAAAATGACAAAAAAAGTTTGCCCTGTTTGTAATCAGATATTTCTTTCTTATCCGAGCAAGCAACAAGTTTATTGTTCCAGACAATGTTCCGGAAAGGCAAGGTGGAAAAATGAATCGTAATATCATCATCTATCAGGTTATGGTTGAAATTATCAAAACTTGGCTTCGTTCAGGAAAGATCTCAAGAAAAGATTATGTGGAAATGAACACAAAAATGGCTGGAAAATACGGCATATCTTTGTCGGGTATATTCGTTGATAAATCTGAAAATCCATGCTAATATGGTATCTGAAAGGAGGAGGTTTACATGGAACGTTTGATACAAAAAATAGAACCTTCTGTTGATATTTCACATAAATTACGAAACGTTGCCGCTTATGCACGAGTATCAAGTGGTAAAGACGCCATGCTGCATTCCCTTTCTGCTCAGGTAGGATATTATTCCGAACTGATTCAAAGTAATCCGGAATGGAGATTCTGCGGCGTATTTGCAGATGAAGCAATTACAGGAACGAAAGAGTCAAGACCTGAATTTCAAAAAATGCTTGCTGAATGCAGAAAAGGTAAAATAGATCTTATCATTACAAAGTCTATCAGTCGATTTGCAAGAAATACCATAACCGTTCTCGAAACTGTAAGAGAATTAAAAATGTTAGGGATTGATGTTTATTTTCAGGAGCAAAATATTCACAGCATTTCAGCTGATGGCGAACTGATGCTTTCCATTTTATCTTCCTATGCACAAGAAGAAAGTTTTTCTGCTAGTGAAAATCAAAAATGGAGAATCAGAAAAGATTTTGAACAAGGCAAAATCTGCAATATACGAATGTTAGGTTATCGCAGAACGACAAATGGCAGTCTGGAAATAGTGGAATCAGAAGCTGAAATCGTCCGATTTATTTTTTTAAACTATCTAAGTGGAAACGGAAAACTATTGATTTCCAATAAGCTGAATGAAATGGGAATTGCTACGATCAACGGCTGTGAGTGGACTACTGCAGATATCCATAGGATTTTGCAGAATGAAAAATATGCCGGAAATATGCTTTTACAGAAACGCTTTCGGGAAAATCATTTGACAAAGAGAATGATAAGAAATGACGGTCAGCTGCCAAAGTATTTTGTAGAAGAAAGTCATCCAGCAATCATAGAAAAAAGTATTTTTGATGCTGTTCAAAAGAAACTGGAAGAACAGCGTCAGCAATTTTCCACTTCAAAATCTGTTGTCTCATATCCGTTTACAGGAAAAATACAATGCACCTGTTGTGGAAAAAACTATCGGCATAAAATAACCGCAACAGGTAATGTCTGGATTTGTGCAACTTACAATACAAGAGGAAAAAAATATTGTCCCACAGCAAAACAAATTCCTGAAAGTACGCTGATTTCTGTTTGCTGTGAGATACTGAGCATTACTGAATTTGATGCAAATATCTTTGAAAATCAGGTTAAAAAAATTCTTGTTCCCGCACCGAACAAATTGATTGTTCAATTAACAAACGGGAAATGCATAAATACCACATGGAAAGACCGTTCCCGTTCTGAAAGCTGGACAGAGGAAAAACGTGCTGCCGCTACTGAATCATCAAAAACAAGGAGATGGAAAAAATGCCAAAAGTAACAAAAATTCCGCCAAGATTAAATCCTGCCACTTTTGCACCTTTGGAGAGTGTTGAAAAACGAAAAGTTGCAGGATATGCAAGAGTTTCAACTGATTCAGAAGAACAAAAAACTTCCTATACTGCTCAAGTGGATTACTATACGAAATTCATTAAAGAACGGATCGATTGGGAATTTGTCGGAGTTTATACAGACGAAGGCATCAGTGCAACAAACACCAGGCACAGAGAAGGATTCAACAGAATGATTGCAGATGCTCTTAACGGCAAAATTGATCTGATCGTAACAAAAAGTGTCAGCAGATTTGCCAGAAATACTGTAGATTCTCTTACAACGATTCGCAAACTGAAAGAAAAAGGCGTTGAAGTATTTTTCCAAAAAGAGAATATTTACACGCTGGACTCCAAAGGAGAATTACTGCTTACTATTATGTCAAGTTTATCTCAGGAAGAAAGTCGGTCTATTTCAGAAAATGTTACCTGGGGTCAGCGAAAGCGTATGGCTGACGGCAAAGTATCTCTTCCTTATTCGCATTTTCTTGGCTATCGAAAAGGAAAAGACGGTATTCCTGAAATTGTTCCTGAAGAAGCTGAAATTGTGCGATATATCTACCGTTCTTTTATGGAAGGAAAAACACCAAACCATATTGCAGAATGTCTGACATTCAAACATGTACCAACTCCGGCAGGAAAAGAGATATGGTCACCATCCACTATAGAAAGCATTCTGACAAATGAAAAATATCGTGGTTCAGCATTGTTACAAAAAAGCTTTACCGTTGATTTTCTAAGTAAGAAAAAGAAAATCAACGAAGGCGAACTGATGCAATACTATATTCCCGAATCACATGAAGCAATTATTCCACCGGATGAATTTGAACTTGTTCAGGCAGAATATACACGCAGAAAAAGAATTGGAAGAGCCTACAACAGCAAAAGCATTTTCTCTGCCAAACTGGTATGTGAATGCTGTGGCGGATATTTTGGTTCAAAAATATGGCATTCGACAAGTAAATACCGCAGAACAGTATGGCAATGCAACGGAAAGTTTAAAAATGGTAAAAAGTGTATGACTCCGCATTTATATGAATCACACATCAAAGAAAAATTTTTAACTGCAATGAATCAGGTTCTTGCAAACAAAACTGAAATCATTGAAAACTGCTTGTTGTTTAAAGAAACATTTTCCAACACAGCTATGATTGAAGAGAAAATCGAAAATATTCAAAAGCAAATGGAACAGCTGACAAAACAAATCAGAATGCTGATCCAAAAACAAAGCATAACGCCAATAAAAAGTGAAGATTACTACAGACAATATGATGGGCTTGTTATATCGTTTGGAAAACTAAAATTCAAACAAGATACTCTTATTCAAAAACAGGATGAAATGGAAAACAAACTGAAATTCATCATGGATTATATAGAATTTCTAAAATCACAGGAAAATCTGATCATCGAATTTTCCGAAACACTTTGGTTCAGAGCAGTTGATCAGGTAACCGTCTGCACAGATGGCAAAATGATCTTTGCTTTTAAAGATGGTTCAAAAATCAAGGTTTAA